CCAAGCTTTACGCTGGCGGCTATTAGTAAAGTCTTTCTTTTTAATTAGGACTTTACCTTTATCGTCAATGATACCTTCCTTATACGCATCCCACTTATCAAACGGTGTGGCGAGACGTCGTATGAATTGGTATACTAAAAATAAGTCAACGACCATAGGTCAGATTCCTTCGAGTTTATCCTTGATTATTTGATCGCTCTTAATATTATCTTTATGAATACGAATATCGTCGTAGATAATTTCACGAGGCATAAAATTTAAATACTCAACGAATGGTTTTAAATATTCATGATACTCGTGAAGCTTCATAAACAACATATTAGTAGCTTCATGTCCAAATACATTATAAATGATTATTAAGTGGTTTAGAATCAACCTTTCTTTTAAATCATTATCTTGTCTATACCTTCCAAATAGTTTGCGCAAATATTGAAATCTTTTCAGATCTTCCTCAAACTCTACAATATCAGAGCAGTGAGGATTATCATAATATTTGGAAGCAAATAACAGAAAGGTTGATTCTGTCAATTTCATTCTATATCAACCAAGTATTAGCTGTCAGCCACGATAGTATCTTCAACCGCTGTATTACCTGTTACACCAGCGTCGCCTGCGTCAGTTGCAGAAACTTTCATTGTTACCAATGGTTCTACAATGTGACGTGTACGGCCGTCAGCTGTTGTGTAAGTATTATACAGGTTCCAACCAGGTGTTTTAATACCTTTTGCACGGTTAGCTGCTACTCCTGCCTCTGTCAAGTCTACAAAGATTGCGTTGTCTTTGTCATGTGACTTGTTTGTGTTATTCGCATCGTCTTCCAAATACTTTGGTGCGTCCGCTGCGCTGTCAGTTTTACCCCAAGATGCCATTTTTGTTCTCCTTATAAGCTCTTATGGTTTATTTATTATTTTTGTCGTGCTTTTTGCTTAGCAGCTTGTAATCTCTTTTGGGCTGCTCTAATGCGTTCACGATCTTTATTTTTCTTTTCCATAGCAGCAGCTCTTTTTTCAGCTCTATCTGCTCTGCCTGCACTAGATAATCTAAAATTACCTTGCTTATTCACAGCTGCTCTATAAGCACCTTTTGCTGCCATCTTAACAGCGCCACCTACAACTTTACCGATGATTTCATCAAGTTGTTCTTCGTTCATATCAGCCAAATCGTCGGCAGAAATGTTTTCTTCTAAGCAATAAGCTTTAATAGCTTCTGCAATTTCTTCTTCTTTAAGCTTTGGACGCATGTTTACATACAGCTTATTAGATACAGATTTATGATCCATACTTGGACGTTTTTTGCCAGCGTTTTCACGCTCTTTATCTTTTTTGATTTCAGCTGCTGTAGGAGGTCTGTAAGCTTCTGACATTTTAGCAAAGCCGCGCTCGATTTCTTTAGCAGAAAATCTTTGACTTTTCAAAAACTTGGTAATAACATCTCTATCACCAGTTAAAATAACTTCAGTTGCACCACCGTGTCTAACTACTTTAGTTTTTAAGCCTTTTTTCAAAGCAGTGTTAACATATCTTTTTAAAGGTCCTGGTTCAGAAGTAACATCAGCAGAAAAAGAAGCTTCATTTAGTTCAACTTCTTCTTTCATACCTTTGTCAAGCTCAATATGATTTTTGAAACGTCTCATAGGTTTACCCTTTGTAGTTTTATTGATATTTATTAGTTATCGACACTTGCGCCGGCTCTCCACTGGTAACATGACCAATACTTGGCTTTCCACTTAGGGCCAGGATTGTCACAACCGTGTCGAGCTCTAAAGCTTTTACGTCTAGCAGGATCATCTCTTTTGATCTCCATGTTTGGATCGCCGAAGCGAACTACCACAACGTTACCTTTGTCGTTCTTAACGTAAACCTTAAATTTCTTATTAGGGTTCTCAGAAGTACGAATAGGATCATTGAGTTTGACTTTCTTTCCTTCAAACTCTGACTCTGTAATCTCTAGATCTTCATATAGATCGCACTCTTCGCAAATAGCATCGATACGATCTTCTGTATATTTACTAAATCTATCCACCGAACTCGTGCCCCGCTACTCTGCGCATCTGTTTATTAAACTCAGCCTGTGAAGGTTTTTCTTTATAAAGCTTAATTGAGATCTCAGGACGATCTTTACCTTTGATACGCCAATTGTGTCCTTTTGCTTTATGCTCAGGTTTTGTAGTTTTTACGACACGTCTTTTATATCCGGCTTCCCATGATTCGGAGCCTTCATCTAGTGTGCCTTCTTCTAAAAACTGTTTAAAACTAATCATTTCATCAGACCTTTTATTGTTTTTAGTGCCTTCTTACCATCAGGATGGTTTGGATTAATACTTACCTCATCTCCATTTACGAAGTCAGATATATTAGCAGACTTCCCCAAAGCAGCAATTGCTTTATGTAACGGATCTTTGGCGTCGTATTTTCTTTCAAAACCGGGTTTACCTCTCAGCTCGACCCAACTCTTTTCCTTCGTATCCCACATCTTAAGTACATCTTGATCTTTGCCTCGGATCAATTTAAGCTTGATACCTTCAGCAAGATACTGGGTGAATCTTAACAATTTGGTGTATCCTTTTTATATTTGTTCACCAATTTATCAGTACCTTGGTCGCCAGCGCCACCTTCTTCTGATACATCGGCTGGACCACCGTCACGACGTGCCTTTGATTCAATCTCAGCATCGTCTTTCTTTTTCATTTCTCTTTTAGAACGCTTTACGATCTTTTCTTTCTTTTCACGATCTTGCAATTCTTTATTAGCATTAGTTGCTAGAGTTTCTTCTTCAGAAACAGTTTCGCTCATTGAAGCTAAAGACTTTTGAGTAGATGTCATTGATTTCTTTGGAAGCTTACGACCCGTTCTTACTGAGCGTCCCATAGCTTTTGCATGGGCAGCATCCATCTTACGTTGTTGTGCTACGCTATCAACACCAATTTTTGGTGCCTTCTCATCAATTTGTTCTACAGAAGTTGATTCGTCTAGTTCAACTTCTTCTTTTCTCAACTTTTTCTTCGCCAAAGCTTGAATACGATCATCTTCTTTATCTAGTGCTTTGCGTGGGTCATAAGTTTTTGGATTACGATTTTTTGATCCACGACCTCTTGCAGGCTTGTCTGGTGATGGGTTTGCTCTTGCTGCCTTTATTTTATCATATAGGCTCATTTCGGCTTCATCTAGTTCTACTTCTTCTTTCATGCGATTCATTTTGCTTAAAGCTCTTTCATGGCGAGCTTTCTTATTCATAGCTTTAATCATATCGTCATGTGTTCTTGCACGAGACATATCTGCATGAGCATCTTTCAATCCTTGAGAATGATGAGCATGTTCTGAATCAAAATCTTCTGTCTTAGCACCACGTAAAGCTTTAAATGTTTTCTTAGTAGCGTTACGATCAGCCATCTTCAAACCTTTTTCACGCTTAGACATTGTTTTTAGATCTGATGAATGATCGCCTTTGCGTAGAATATTTGCAACTGCAGAATTAGTTGCTCTATCTTTGCTGGCCTTTGCTTTATTTCTATAACTATCCATTGCCTTTGGAGTATCTAGTACTTCATCAACTTGTTCTACTTCTTCTTTCTTAGAACCACGAACCTTAGCTGCTAAGTCAGAGTCAGCCTTGCCCCATGTACCAGATGACTTAGTTACAAATGAGTTTACACGAGCATGTCCCCATTGCTCTGGAGTTGTACCAGGACGATGGCCCGATTTCCAAGCTGCTACACCACGGTTGTAAACTTGACGAAGAACATCCATTGGCATTCCTGTCTTCTCAGCTTTTTTCTTCAATGACGCTGTAGGATCTTCATTAAGCTCAAGAGCAAAATCTTCTGTAGATTCAACTAGATTTACCAACTCTTCTGTAAGGTCTGGCTTTTGTTTATACATCTTAAAGCGTTTGTCGAACTTAACTTTACCATTCTTATCCATTAGCATATGAGGACGTTTAGTTACATATGATCCCCACATTTCATGCAATGGCTCTGAGCCATCACCTTCACACATGCATGGCTCGGCATGACATACACC